GGTAAAGATTTTCACAATGACCTATAAACTTACATACTACCAAAGCTGGTAATCTCTTTCTACCAATGTTATACTTGGTACGGTCAAGGGATAGTTTCCAAGCTTTAACATTATCTGATATCACTTCCTTGTATTCTGTTGGGTAATCCACATCTTTAGAGTACTTAAAGGGAGCATATACCAACTTGCAAGTAATAGGAGTAGAATACCCTTTCTCTATCATATCACTTAATTTTATCTGGTTAACCTTATCACCAATAAATGACATGATATTCAGGTTATGTATTAACTTCTTCTTCTGATTACTCATGTAGATGGTACCACTCAAACCTACTCGTATTCTAGAGTTATACAGATGTTGTATTACTGTTTTATATGTTTTATTATCTATCACGTCAGCCTCATCTATAAGTACCATATCTATTTCTGATAAGAATTTTTGGTACCTACTTATATTTGAGGCAAGAGACTGTACCATGCACACATTAAAGTTACCCCAGTCATTGCACTTACTTCCCTGTATGAATGCAACCTTTTCACCGGGTAACAGTTCTGGAATCTCTTTTTTGAACTGCTTAAATAAGTCTGCACTGTTCAACAACAATACAGTTTTCAATTTCCTCTTGAAAGCCTGGTGTAATCCACAGAACACCAAAGTCTTTCCGAAATTAACTGCCAAATCAGATGCACAGATAAGAAAAGGAGTATCTCCAACTCGATTATTTAGAATCTTTTCTAGAGCTTCTTTTTGTACTTCCCGTAATTCTTTATCTCCAAGTATTGTTGGAATTACTGGTTTAACTCCTAACTGGGGTCTATTATCTATGATTTTAACCTCCTGTCCCGTTTTAAGGCATTCATTGTAAACCCTATTTAGAAGACCTATTTTGAATTGCCCATAATCAGAGATATATTTTACGTAACCATCCCAGTTCTTTGCCCTGCTATACATCATTATATGCCAAGCGTCCGGATGCTTAATCCGGAACATTTCATACAACTTATTTGTGAACTTAGCAGGGCCAGATAATTCACAAACATTGCAGTTCTTTATGGTTATAGTTATCATACCTTATTTCTTGAAAGCATCCCAATCTACATGTTCCGATTTAGGCCGAGATACTATATTAAATCTTGCCATATAATTAATAACTCTTTGTCTAGCCTTGTCATTAGATAGATCTTCTATCTTAGGTATACCATTACAGAATTCTAAAGCATAGAACTGAGCTTGAACAAAGGTTTCATAGT